ATGTATGAACTAAAAGAAAATCCGTATCCGATGCAACCTAGGGAACGCTTAGAATTTTTAGGAGAAGAGTGCTTGTCTGATGTTGAGCTGTTAGCGATATTATTGCGAACAGGGACAAAAAAATACTCATCATTAAATTTGGCCTTGGAAATTCTTCAACATTTTGAAACTTTGGATAATTTGCGCAAAGCTTCGATTAATGAACTCAGAGAAATTTCAGGCATTGGACTGGCAAAATCCATTGAAATTCGAGCAATGATTGAATTTGGAAAAAGGATACAAACCACTAATAGAAAACGTTACGGTCAAGTTTTGAGTTCCAGAGAATATGGCTTGAGTCTTGCTTTTGAAATGCAAAATTTTGAGCAAGAGCATCTTGTGGCGACTTATTTAGATGGTCAAAATCGAATTATTGAAAAAAAGACAATTTTTATAGGGGCGGTTAATCAGGCAACTGCAAGCCCTAGAGAGATTCTTTATCATGCAATAAAAAATCTCTCAGTAGGACTGTTAGTTGCACATAATCATCCCTCAGGAAATTTAAAACCAAGTCAAGCTGATAAAATATTTACTACCAAAATAAAAAAATCTTGCGAGGATGTGGGGATCAATTTTATTGATCATATTATTGTAGGGGCTGGTAATTATTTTAGCTTTCGGGAAGAAGAGATCAGAAAATGAAGGATTATATAACAAACAATCACTTCTCAACTATAAAGCAAAGAAAAAGAACAGTCAATAAAAACTGTTCTTTTATTTTGTACTAATTTAGTTTTCTTGAGCTCCCATGAAGAACTACATAGTAAAGGATAGATGTGCTTTAGATAATGGATTTATTCTTAGTTTTTAATGATTTGTTGTATTTTTGTTGTAAGAAAATTATAACTCCAGTAGCAGCTCAATTATTTTATCCTTATCTTTATTTTCTAGCTCTTTTATAATATGAATATAGGTTTGCTGTGTGATAGCCACACTTGCGTGTCCTAGGCGTTTTGAAACAGTCATGATATCAACTCCGTGATAGAGGAGGACCGAAGCATGAGTGTGCCTTAAACCATGTACAGTAAGTGGAGTAGAAATCTTTAGTTTTTTCAATGCATGATCTAATGTATTTTGCAAAGCTGAGAGAGTTATTATTTTTCTATAAGGATGATAACAAACAAAGTCATGTATCGGTTTTATACCCAAACTTTCAAATAATGTTTTTTGCTGTTCTCTAAAATCTTTTAGCAATTGCATACTTTCATCATCTATAACAATATCTCTTATTCCAGCATCTGTTTTGGGCTTTTTGAAACCACCGACTTTGTTTCTGTAATTCCAAGTTCTGTGGCACTTAATGACATTATTATCAAAATTAATATCATCCCATACTAATCCAAAAGCTTCACTGGCTCTCATTCCAGTAATTGAAATTATAAACAGCATAGTGGGAGATGAATAGTTTGGATTAAGTCTATTTCTGAAATAATCAACTAATTGCTTGTATTCATCAAAATTTACAAACTTGTCTTGCTCGGCTTTATCATTTCCATTACCTTTAACTACTGCACGAGTGGTAAAATCTTTTTGCAGTCGTCCCTCTTCAATGAGTGGTTGAATAGATGCTCTAACTCTAGTATGAAACCCTTTTGTAGATGCTTTGGCGTGTGTTTCAGCAAATTTATTTAGCGCTCTTTGATAAGAAGATGCTGTTATTTCGGAAATTAAAACATTTGGCATATAGGTTTTTAAATATTTTAACGTTTGCTCATAACCTTTATAAGTCATTTCATCAATTGCATTTTTCTTGTAAAGTTCCATCCAGTCTTTAAAATATTCGGAAATTTCTTGCTTAATGGGGTCAACAATAAATCCTTTTTTTAGTTTGCTTTCAATATCCATTGCTTCAGCTTGTGCATCGGACTTTGTAGAAAAACCACCCTTTGTTAGACGAGGAAGTCCTTGTTTTGTTCTTGATATTGAATACTGCCAAGTTTTCCCACGTTTTTGATATGTAGCCATATTTGCTTTTTATACCTCATTTCTGATAAAATGGTATAGTAAAAAGCTTATTAAAAGCTTTTGCACTACTTTATAGTTTAAATCCGCCCTTGCCGTCCAAAGTTTGGGCGCATTTTTTGTTTTATGCTGGAAGGTTATTTACTGCATATTGAGCTTCTTCAGCGGTGAATTTTTCGCCTGCATCAGAAGTAAGCTGGTCATAAATAGCATCTTTTGACATTGCCATTTGAGATTGATAAGACTTTGCTTTTTCTAAAGCATTTTTATTGTAATCTGCTTTTAGGTTGTCTACTGCGTATTGAGCAGCTTCAGCTGAAAAGCCTTCCCCCACATCAGAAGTTAATTGATCATAAATTCCTATTTTTGACATATGCATCATTGAAGAATACGACTTAGCTTTAGTTAGGGCATTTTTGTATTCCATAGGTACAGAAGGGGCGCTAGGTTTAGTTTCGCTAGATTTGCTTGGTTCAGCCTCTTTTGAAGAGCCTGAATCTTGTTTAGCGCTCGCAGAAGAGCTGCTCTTTTCTATCTTAGCAGTACTTGAAGAAGCAGTGTCTTTTTTATCATTTTTACCACCACCTAAAGAATTTCCGATAACCACAACAACGATTACTACAACAATCCAAAACCAAATTCTTTTATAGATTGGTTTTTTGGGTTTTGGTGTTTTTCTATTTTTCATAAAGTTTATATCTCCTAATCTAGCTTTTTATGAGAATCAAGACATTGCTCGTAGTTTTTTTATTTGAATAAATTCCACAATGAAAATGAGGTCTTTTTATAGACTTTATTATAAGCAGCTTTTTTCGGATTTTTAATCCAACCCATGCCCTTTTTTCCATATCCAGGAATAAGGGCTTTTTTTACTTTACGCTTATATTTTGTAGTTGTTCTAGCTTTTAAGCTTTTTGTAATGCTAGGCTTTCTCATTCCAAATTTCATAAAATACCTCTTTAAATTACTCTTTGGGAATTAAATTTTGAGTTTAAATCCAAAAGTGTACTCATAACTAATGATTCCCATTTGTGGTCGATATGACATGCATCCATTATACTATAAACGTTCCAACTTTCTGGTTCATCATCGGTGCTATCTAAATAATGAGTTACTTGATATTGAACCTCTTCTTTATCCCATGATTTAATTTTTGATTTTAAAACGATAATTTTAGTTAGTTTCTCTGGACAACCTGTTATTTCGATAAATCGATTTATATATTCAACAGTTCCATCATTTCTTTCAAAAATATCCCATAAAAGAAGAATAGATTCTTTGTCAGCAATTTTTTCGCAAGGATTATCCCAGTCGTATTCTGAATGACGTATTAAATCTTTATTTTTAGCATGAATATATTCGTGACATATTTCGAATGCAGTTGCTCTTTCTATATCTATGATTCCCCAACCATATTTATAAGAGATATAAGCACTTGCACCACTTAACTTTTCATATTTAAGTTCAATACCTAGATTTTCAATTTTAACAATTATAATCTCTAGTAGTTCTTTACCTGTCATAAACTACCGTCCTCTCTTTAATTTAGAATCAATCAGATAGTTTATGAGCAAATAAACGACGGATAATTTCTTTATCCTCTTCTGGAATAGGTTTGCCGCCAACTGACAAAACGCTATCCCAGTCAAAATCTTTAGGTTTATTAGCCAATTCAGCCAAATCAACTGTTTGTGTTGTAGATTCATCTTCATCCAGCCCAAGAAGATAATCCACTGATACATTAAAGTATTTTGCGACATCTTTTACTTTATTAACGCCAGGATTTTTTCTTCCCCACTGTCTAATTGTGCCATTGGCAAAACCCAATTTTTCTTCAACTTGCCTAATTGATACATTTTTTTGAGAAGCAAGCTCTTTTATTTTTTCGTATAAATCCATTTATATCAACCCTTCACAGATGATACAAAAAATATTTATAGAAAAAAGATACTTCTATATTGACAAAAGCGTATCTTTAGTCTATAATAGTTTTTGTAAAGAATGTTTATAAAAAGTTTAAAGAAAACCTTAATAAATACTAAATGAACAACGCCGCCAAGCAAGTTTTATAAAGTGTTTTATAGGCTCTTTAACTATGCTTTTATTGTAGTTTATTGATACTCAAATGTCAAGTGTAATCATATATATTTTATAAACTTTCTTTAACTTTTTTATAAAAATAATGAAAGGAGAGGTTTATGGCAAAAGAAAAAATTGAAATATTTAGAAATGCTGTCAATAAATTAAAGGCTCAAAAAGGCTATACAAATAGATTTCTGGCAGAGAAAGTTGCTTCCAATGATGGTAGAAAAATACCAGATGGAAGAATGTCAAACATTCTAAATGGAAAAGAGAGTGGAAATGCAGCTTTTGAAATTTTATCAGATATTGTGTTTTTGTATGATTTAGAACTTGAAGATTAGAAAGGATCAGCACATGGAACAAGTCTTAGAAGTGAAGGCGACAATTCCAGTTATAATCCCTGACGATAAAATTTTGATTGATAAAATCGAGTACTTGGAACTTAAAAAACAAGATTTTGATGGCTGGGTTGGTATGGATGTTTTTACAGAAAAATCAAACCGTAGTATTCCAACAGTTTCCAAAGTTTTAAGAAAACCTGATTTGAGAAAAAGAATAGCAGTTGAAAACGGGGGGTGGGTCTACTACCCAAATGGTAAAGGAGATAACTGGTCGTTTAAGTTTAAAGAAATGATGAAGTTTATAAATAAAGAATTTTATCAGAAGTTTTCAGGAGGAAGTAAATAAAATGCTTGGATTTAAAACAAAAGAAGAAAGTGCGATTCTTGCTGACCATAATAATACGGTTAGAGATATTAAAGAGATGATGGCACTGATTGACCAAATGTCAACCACAATCGCAACACAAGCTCAAATGATTGGTACAAGAGATCAATTGCTCGATGAAGCATATTTAAAACTTGAATCAGCTGAAACAGAATTAATTATTCGTCGCAAGAATGATGAATTTCGTCAAAAGTTGGCGGTGATGAAATGAAAAATCAAGAAAAAACAATTAATCATCTTGGACAAGTAGTTTATCAAGAGTCAGTCGAATTTTATAAAGAAAAACTCTCAGTTCACTCAAAAGATTTTCTTCAAAATTCGCTCATCCCTCAGCTTTATGAATGGTCAAATGCTTATAAAGCAGCGGTTGAACTGACAAAATAAAAAAGCCCTGCATGGCACGCAGAGCAAGTAGGAAATTCGCCAAAACTTCTACTTAAATTATACCACGAATGCCTAGAAAATTGAAATGGAGAATTGAAATGGACTTACAACTTATACCAGTAGATGGCGATGGACAAAGGGTTGACTTGAATCCATCGGCTATAAAAGATATGGATAATATCACACTTACAGAATTCTTAGCTCAGGCAAAGATTATAGCTGACCTTTATAAAAAGGGCGAAACTGAGGTTAAAAAACGGCTTGATGAAGGTCAACAATTCAATCGTTTGAGTTATGGTAAAGCAGCACAACAAAAGGTTTTAACCATGACTAATAAACAGAAATATGACTTAGTTAAAGCTCATGGTTGGGATTGTGTAGAGCCAATTACTTTCACTAAACTCAAGAGCAAGTTTGGAGAGGGAATCGAACAAGAGCTTGAGCAGTCCATTGTTTATAAAGATAAAAAAGCACCTCTTAAATGGGATGCGTGAGGTAAATTATGGCAGATTATGAAGAACAAATGCTTGCCTTACAAAAACCTTTACAACCTGACCGAGTAGTTTGGAGAGTTCAACAATCAGGATTTTCTAAACAAGGGAAACCTTGGGCTATGGTTCTTGCTTATATGGATAATCGGGCAGTTCAAGAACGTTTTGATGAAGTTTTTGGAATTGCCGGATGGAAGAACGAATTCAAAACAGCTCCAGATGGCGGGACGTTATGTGGTATATCCGTTAAGTTTGGAGACGAATGGGTCACCAAATGGGATGGCGCAGAAAATACTCAGGTTGAAGCAGTCAAGGGTGGATTATCTGGATCAATGAAGAGAGCAGCTGTCCAATGGGGAGTAGGTAGATATTTATATGACTTACCTACTAGTTTTGCTCAAACATCACTTGAAAAGACTGATGGTTGGAACAAAGTTTTTGATAAAAAAGCAGGAAAGAACTTTTGGTGGAATAATCCACAGCTTCCAAGTTGGGCTTTACCTCAGAATTCAAAGGTTCAAAATACAAAAGCTGATTTTACTGAAGAAGAGATACCAACTCCACCTAAATTATATGTTGTTGGTAAAGATAAAAAAGAATTTGATGAGAAAAAGCTTCAAGCTGTAGTTAACAAAATGGCTATTATTGCCGGAAAAGACTATGGGGCAAGTGTTGATGAACAAAATGATTGGCTAAAAATGCCACTTGATGAAGCATACAATGATATCGAAAAATTCGTAGATATAAAAAAGGAAGAACAAAATGATTAACAATGTCACTCTAGTAGGAAGAATCACTAAAGAACCTGAACTTAGATATACACCACAAAATAAAGCAGTTGCTTCATTTACTCTTGCAGTTAATCGTCAATTTAAAAATGCTAATGGAGAAAGAGAAGCTGACTTCATCAATTGTGTTATCTGGGGTAAATCAGCCGAAAACTTAGCCAATTGGACTCATAAAGGTCAATTAATTGGAGTTATTGGGAATATCCAAACTCGGAACTATGAGAACCAACAAGGGCAACGTGTTTATGTAACAGAAGTCATTGCAAACAATTTCCAAGTACTTGAAAAAAGCAATCAAGCAAATGGTGAATGAGTTAGTAATCCAGCTGCAAAACCACAAAATAACGATTCTTTTGGAAGTGATCCAATGGAAATTTCAGATGATGACCTACCATTCTAATAAGTGCTGGAGGGTGGCGTAACGACCGTAAAGTCCATGAGTATTCAGTGCCTGCACATAAACACTCATTGCCAGCTTTTAATTTGAAAAATAAAACTTGAAATAAATATAGAAGAAAGGAGTATTTGTGGCACAAAGAAGAATGTTTAGTAAAGAAGTAACAACGAGTGATTTATTCGTTGATATGCCGTCATCAAGTCAGCTTTTATACTTTCATTTAGGAATGGAAGCTGATGACGAAGGATTTATTGGTAATGCAAAAATGTTAAGCAGAGCATACGGTTCAAATAATGATGATTTGAAACTTTTGGAAGCCAAAGGATTTATCATTGCATTTCCGAGTGGAGTCACAGTTGTTAAAGATTGGAATTTGAACAACAAAATAAGAAAAGATAGACAAAAACCAACAATATATACAGAAGAAAAAATACTGTTATCTCTTGATAGCAAAGGGTCTTATCTACTTGGCAACCAAGTGTCAACCATTCCGCAACCAAATGACAACCAAATGTCCGCACAGGATAGGATAGGAGAGGTTAGGTTAGGTAAGGATAGTATAGGTAAGGATAGTATAGACGCTTCGCAACCAAATGCCTTCCAAGAAAAAAGTTCAGGAGAAGATATAAACTCACTTCTTTCTGAATATCTTGATTCGTTTATTGAATTCTCTAGTAAAAATATTGCAAAAAGAGCAATGGCACAAGTTGAATTCATGAAACTCTCATCAGAAGAAAAGAAACAAGCAGTAATCGGAGCTAAGAATTACTTTGAATGGTACAAACAAGAAAATCCAGAAGATAAAACTAAAAAATTTAGTATAAATTCCTATGCGTTTTTAGAAAGTGCAACTTTCAAATCGTTCCAGCAAAAAGTAAAAGTTAAAAAAGAAACTCTCGGGGGTCTTATCTAATGGCTTTTGATACATGGAGAGATGACGGAGAGTTTGCTATCAAAGCAACTGATGTTTTAAAAAACTATCAAGAAGGTGGGGAACTTGGAGCCTGTGAAGTCCATGGTTGCAAGATTATCGGATCTAAGAAACCTGTGCTTTCTTATCCTAAGAATGAAAAAGGTGAAGTGATTGGAGAACCTTACTTATACGATGTAAGAGTTTGTCCCATGTGCCATGCTGAAGGAATAAAGACAGTTGCTACTAAAGCTGTCAATGACTTCTTAGGAGAATTCAAAGCTAAAAAAGGTATTGATTTGACTAAAAATGTCATTGTTAAATATGATTTCGCTGATGAATTAAGTGTTGTATCTTGTGACAATATGGTCAAGTGGATTGTTACCAATGTTGGCAGACAGAAAAAAGTAAAACGATTAAAGGTCAGAAAGTACATACAGATTGCTGAAAATAGATTTTCTAGTGATGAAGCAAGAGAAAAATATTTGAAGATATTACATGATATTGAAGAAGCAGAAATTCTGATTTTCGATTCATTGGCAGACTTCACATCGAATCAAGCTGAAAAAGCATTGACTCCTTTATTAAGCGCAAGTGATAACTGCTCAATTATTATACTAACAATTCCAGAAAGTGATGAAAGGCTTGAACAATTGCCAGCAAGATTGAAATTTAAACTCAATAATGCGCAAGTAATGAATTTCTCAAGTACAGGACACCAAAGATGAAGTTTGAATTTGAATTGGATAAAATGCCAACTACTCAGCAGCAAAAAGGCATTAAAAAAGTGAATGGTATACTTCAATTCTATGACCGTAGAGGAACAAACAACTACAGCCTTAAAGCTCAACTCATGAAAAATAAACCGAAAGAGTGCTTTGAAAAAAACGTTCCTTTGAAGCTATCCGTTACTTTTTTCTACGCTATCAAGCAAAAAAAGCGTTGGTGGCAATGGAAAACAAGCAGACCTGACTTAGACAATCTTATGAAGAACTTACAAGATTATATGACTAAGTTGCGTTATTACAGTGACGACAGCCAGATTGTATGGCTTGAAGCTAAAAAGGTTAATGACGAGAAAAACAGAATAGAAATTGAAATTACAGAGGTGTAAATAAATGGTCGAAAAAACATATGATTTAAAAAATGAAATTGAAGCACGAGAACTTTTTGACTTACAAGCTGAAAAAATTAAGAATCTCAAAAAAGAGCTTGACAATTGTATCCAAACTTTAATTGAAGCAAGTGTAGCAGCAAATATCACTCAAGATATTGTTGTGGGAAACCTTGTAGACAGAAAGCTTGCGGACCTAGCTAAAACCCATAAACTTGCAGTTGATTATATCGAAAAAGTGACTGGAAAGAATATTGATGTTGTACTAGCTGAAAATGCTGTTTTAGAAGAAGCTGAAGGAGATTTATGATTAAAACAAATTTTGTCACTTTGAAAAAGCTGTATGGATTGGCAAGAAATAACAATTTCAACGTTAACCACAAAGAATTGTCTGTGAAAATAAGCGGTCGAACTAAGCACAATCACGAACTTTCTCAGCTTTACTTGGATATTTGCAATAAATACAACCATTCAAAGCAAATGAAATGGAAAGATTTATACAAAATACTTGAAAAATTAACCAAAGATAAAGAAATATACCTGTAATAGCTCTAATTCATGAAAATTACGGTTACATTGAGCGCTTAAAGCATTTCATGGATAATTTATCAAGAACAATCTAAAAGCGCTTAAAAGCTAAAATATGAGGTGTTAGTATGACAACGCAAAAAGAAAAGAATGTCCTAGATTTTAAAGACAAGGATATTTTGAAGAATCATAAAGTCGCTGACAAAGACGACGGATGGTTTCATGAGCAATGGAAAAATAAACTAAGTGGATTGAAAGAGGCAGGAGATGGCAAGGTTAGAAAAAATTTATGATGTTTATTTCAATGGTACAAAAATGGGAACTGGTACGAAAAAAGAGCTTTCGAAAATGCTTCTTGTTTCACCTCATTCAGTCGCTGCATGGGTTAAAAATGGTATGGCTAATTCTCCAAAAAATAACGCAGTCAAAATCGCAGTCGTAAATGAAAAAGCGATGATGGAGAAATATCCCGGTTGGAAGCCCTATGGTGGTTCAAAATCTAAGATTTCTGATGAAATAACCGATCGCGACCGTAGAAAGCACGAAACAAAAGAAGAACGTAGATTGCGAAGAAATATCAGAGCGCAAATGGCAATCGAAGCAGCACGCAAAGAAGAATTAGGATTATAGGAGCAGCTAGATGAAATGCGATAAATGTGGCAACGAAATAGATTGTGATTGCATGGGATGCCATGAGTGTGAACCTGAACTTACATGCGAAACTTGCGGATTATGCCATAGTGATGGATGGGAAGCTGGGGCATGCTGGAGTTTAGCCAATGACCCTGATTATGACCCATTCGATATTTAAAGGAGCAGCTAGATGAAACCAAAATTAAGAGCTTGGGATAAACAAGATGAGCGTATGAGTTACGGAAAGGTTGAATATTTCGACGATAGCATTAATTATCGTTTTGACCATTTCTGTACTGGCGCTGATGAAGACGTTGAATTTATGCAGTCAACAGGAATAAAAGATAAAAATGGCGTTGAAATTTATGAAGGTGACATTTTAAAACTGCATGCTATATTCTTAGCTCCTGATGACAAAATCGGTTATCTTGAATATTCTCCAAAATATGGATATTCAATTATTTTTGAAGGAAATAGGTTATATCGGCAAGAATACTGGGCGAGTACAAATAAATTGAATTATGAAGTCATCGGAAATATCTATGAGAACCCTGAATTATTGAAAGGACACGAAAAATGACTAAAGAAATGAAAAGACCGATTAGCAATATCACTCAAGATAGTATCAAGCCTTTACTAAGCAATGCCGTAGAGTTTTATACTAACAAAAATAGGGAAGCTCATAAGTGTATTCAAGAACGAGATGAATATATCAATTATCTTGAAAGTAAACTAAGTAACGCAAAACCACAGCAAGCCCTGCCAGTCGTGCCTGAGTGTGTTGCAGGCTCAATTGAATGGGATGAACAAATTGATAACAGCATAGAAGAAACTTTGAAGAATGTATTTACTTGCGGTGATAGAGATTTAAAAGAAGCAGGATTGTGGGTTAAAAATAATCCAGAAAAATATATTATTGCTCGAAATATCGGCTACACGGTCGAAAAGCCGCAGCTGTTCAAACTTATTTTTCCAAACAGTACTGCTGTTTTACAAAAAGATGGAGAATTAAACTCTTTTGCGGATACAGTTTATAAAAGATATTTAATTGAAAATGCAATGACTGAACAAGAAATAAAGTCAATTGATGAGCGTTACTGGCAGTTTGCTGTGCCTGTGGAGGACGGAGAATGACAAGAAAATTTAAAAAACTAAACGAAAATGCGACTATTCCAGAACGAGCGACAGAACATAGCGCAGGATATGACATTTCAGCAAGTGAAACAGTTACGATTCAACCTGATGAAATTAAAATGGTAAGTACAGGGTTAGCTGTTCAACTTGGTGATGATGAAGTATTGAAATTATACGACCGTTCAAGTAATCCAGTTAAGCGTGGCATTGCATTGATTAATTCAGTAGGAATTATCGATTCAGATTACTATCCGCAAGAATTTAAAGGCTTATTTATGAACATCTCAAAAGAGCCTGTAACCATTTCTAAAGGTCAAAGAATAATGCAAGGGGTATTTGTCAAATACCTTACAACAGACGATGACAATGCAAATGGAAAGCGTACAGGCGGATTTGGTAGCACTGGGGAGGTGTAAAAAATGATTAAAACCGAACATGACAAGGTTCTGACTTTATATTGTCAAGACCAAAAAATAATAACGAATGGAAAGTTATTACGAGTGGAGCTGGGGCTTCCTTATCAAATCATGTCATTTAGATATGTCGGAGAAAGCTCAACAGAATATACACGAGGTGACTTTTATAACGTTATTGATTGCGGGCCGCATTGGCATACTAATGAAATTGTTGTTTGGGTTACCAATAATGGACATCCTGAAACTACTGATGTTGATTATTGTACAGCTTTTAGTTTTGATGCCTTTTTGTCTGATTTTGAATATGATAGTAAATATCTTGAATTAATAAATAAGGTTGAAAAACACCAAGAACAGCTTAACACTGCGAAAAATGCACTGACAGAAATAGCTTATACCAGACAAGAAATTTGGCGAGGAGGCACATTGGTCGGATTTGAAGCAACAGAAGATGCAAAAATAGCTTATGATGCACTCGCAGCGATTGGATGGGATGGGTGCCCAGTTGGTCTAATAGTTAAGAATGGTTTGACAAAAGAAGAGATTGAAGGGAGCGACGATGAGTGAATTAGTGAAAGTGGTGGAGGGATGACAACAGAGGAAATAGTACAAAACTACCAAATAAAGTTGTTAAAGATTATATTCAAAGAAATTGATAATCTGATGACGAAAAAAGAAAAAGCGGATATCAACGCACAAAAACTTGCTGAAAATGGGAATACAGTTAGAACATCAGCACACTGGAAATCAGTAGGAAATGCAGAGTTTTACATTAAAGAGATCTACCAAAAGTTGAGTACTTTAGCAGAAATTGATAGGCTTTTCCATTGGTCTGATCGTTTACATCAAGAACAATTAAAATTTGTTAGTAAATATCCAAAAGTTATGGAAAAATACAGACAAACTAATATCGCTGGTCAATGACCTGGTGGGGAGGGATTGAATGAATAATGAATTGCAAGAATTATTAATACGAATCATAAAAGCAGCAATGATCGCTATTCCAATTTGGGGACTTATTATCATGGCTTTTATCATATTCATTTTCAAAAATGATATTAAAAAATGGTGGAGGAATAGAAAATGAAACTAATGTGTAAGCTGTTCGGGCATAAAAAGGAGAAAATAAAATGATTGAACCATTAAAATATCGTATTTTAAGAAAATTAAAACAATTATTCTGTTTTAATCATGACTGGTATATTTGGGTAAATAAAAAAGATAGAACTTGTCTAAAATGTGATAAAACAGAAAAGGATTTTAACCGCTCAGACCTTGACGAGTCAGAGAACGTGTTCCCTGAAAAATGGCTTGATAAACACATGGATTGAGGTGGAAATGAAAAAATTTGAGTTATATAGCGCAGAATTCGTTAGCAAATATAAAAAACCTAAGTGTGTAATGAGTATTATTGAAGCTAATAGTTTAGCAGATCTAATTCAAGAAATCGAAAGCAACGCAGGTTGGTACACTGCTGACAATGGAGCTTTCAAAGTCGCCTATATCGAGGAGGTTGTGGAATGAAAGTGATTTATAAGATACTAATTGCCCTAATAGTAGTTGCTGTAGGATTTGGATTATCTCTAGCAACCTATCATCTCTTTGGGTACGACAAGATAATGAGCTTTTGGCAGTACATCTTGCTTAGGAGTAAATAAAAAAAGCCCAAGCTGACCAAGCTTGAGCGAAATTGTGAATTCTAACGTTTATATTTTTATGGTCTAACAAATTATATCATACTGAGCTAGGAACTCGCTAAACTCAACTGGAGGAGAAATATGCCACAAGAAATTACTGTTGATTTTTCAGAACAAATTGTCGAAACCAAAATTAAAATTGAAAGACTTGAAAATTTAATCCATTATGTTAAAAGTCAGAAAAATGCTTTAGAGCATTACAAAAAGAGTGATGTTCTTTTGACTGATAAAGTCGGGTTAAATTTAAGTGGATTTACACAATGTTCCTTTAATGCTAGAGTTTGTCAAGGGCCATCTAAAAATGTTGGTTTTGGGTCATTGAAAATGTAGGAAATGGGCCACCCAAATTGTTTGTTTTGGGCCCATCACTTTATTTACTTTTTGGGGTTTTGGTTTTCTTCTCACTATAGTCTTTCATTCTATAAGATTTTCCAGTAATAGAAATGACTTTAGAATGATGAACCAAGCGGTCCAATAAAGCATTCGTTAATTTCTTATCTTGAAGAAACTCAGACCATTGAGAAAGTGGGATATTCGTAGTAATCAACGTGGATTTCTTTTCATATCTCATATTAATCAGTTGAAAGAGAAGACTCGCTCCATCTCTTGAAAAGGGCAGATAACCCACTTCATCAATAACAAGTACATCATAATTGGCATACTGTTTTAATACTCGCTCTAAAGTTCCTTTTTGATTGGCTCTTAATAAACGGTCCACTAATTCAGTACTCATACAAAAGTAAGAGCTATAACCTTTCTCTAGGGCTTCTAAAGTGATAGAAATAGCTAAATGTGTCTTACCTACGCCACTATTGCCAATGAAGAGAAGATTCTCATGCTTATCTAAAAAACGTAAGGTATGTAAATCTAAAATCTCTGCTTTATTAATTTTCGGTTGAAACTGAAAATCAAAGTCCATCACACGCTTTTCATAAGGCAGATGGGCTTTTTTTAATCGTCTTTCCTGAAGGAGCGCTTCTCGTTCACGAAGTTCTTCACTCAAGAGTTCATGAAGGCCCTCTACTAAGGAAATATCCGCATGCTCATCTAAGAACTCTGGTAAGAGCTGACGCACACGATCGAGTTTTAAATGGTCCAATTGGTTGAGTAATTGATGATAAGTTGTCATAAGCGCTCCCTTCACAATAAATCGTAGGCTTGAAGATTCTCATCCACATAAGCCTCTAGTTCGTCTTCTTCAAGATGTTTGAAGACATCTGATTTAAGAATTTCAACGTAATCTTCACGGCGATAATTAAAGGGACGGTCGCTTAAAGGATGACGAGCAATCAAGCGTTGGTCACAATAGACTTTAAGGTCCTCTTGTTCTTTTTCACAGGTTACGGTCTGTCCAATATATTTAACCGGCACTGAATATTTACGCCCTTCAAAGAGCACAAGTGCCTCTTTAGAGACTTTTCGAGTCAAAGGAACACTCAATTGACTATAAACTTTGAGAAGCTCTAAATCAAAAGCCTTGAGATTCAACGCCTCTTGGTCAAGACGTTCAGAAGGTGAGGTTCCAATCGCTTGAGAGATTTCTTTATGATTCAAATCTTCCATCAATTGTTGGACCAGTGCTTGTAATTCTTCAAGGTCTTCAAACTCATTGTTAAAGACAAGCAGGCGGTCAACAGTTCTCGCAAGCGCTTCTACTTTACCTTTGGTTTGAGGTCTGAATGGCCGACAAGCAATGGGTTTAAATCCAGCATCTTTTGCATACTGCCTGAATCGTTCATTGAAAACAACATTTGAGAATTGACTTTTAGAATGGTCCACCACTGTTTTCATATTGTCAAACCAAATTTCTTCAGGGACACCTCCGAATTTCTCAAAAGCGTGATTGAGACACTCAAAGAGTGTGGGTTGGAGACGGTCGACGGTCAATTGAAGATACTTCATCCGAGAGTAGCCAAGAATATACAGAAAGATATTAATCGTAAACACTTCACCATTGCGTGAGATCAGTTTTAAATTTTCTTTCCAGTCGACTTGAGCAGAAAGTCCAGTCGTTGTTTCAATTCGAATCGTTGCTTTATGTTTGCAGGATTCTCGAATCAATCTGGCATAGCGTTTGACGGTCGTATATGAGCCTTGATAGCCTTTTAGTTGGATGAAGTAGTAAATTGAGCGCACAGAGCAGCCAAGCTTGAGTTTATCTTCAATGATTGATTTATAGTTCTCAATAAGTGACGGTGGGACCCTTCGTTTTGAAGCTGCTTCAAGGGTCTTTTCTTTTCCGAGGTCATAATAACGTTTGACCGTCCGATAGTCACAATTATAGCGTCTGGCAATATCAGCGAAATTAGGTTTAATTCCAGTCATAAGATGTTCGGTTATACTTTCTAGGATGTCTTTTCTCATAAGGAAAAGCCTATCACAATTTTAAAGTTAACCTACATTTTCAATGGCCCGTTTCCTACATTTTAGCATGGCCCTTTACACTGTGAGGGCATTTTAAGGGCTTTTAAGTCATTGATTTCTACTTTGTATTCTTCCAGTAATTTTTTATCCTGCAAAGCTAAGCGTTGTTGCGTTTCGTTCTTAAAATACTGTCTGATAAGACTTACTGAATTGTCCTCTAACACAATTTTATTTTTTATTTTTTGAGTTGAGATTGAATTTTTGTTTATTATTCTTGAAATTCTAGTTTTATTAGTGCCTAATTCGTCAGCCAGCTCTTTTATGGTTTTTACATTCTTACTCATGGTCTAATTCCTACCTTTTAACTGTAGGTAGATATTGCTCGATTGCTTTTTTCAGATACTTCGCTACATTGCGTTTAGAATATTCTTCACGCTTGCTAGAGACATAACTTAGGTGGTCTTTGACACCATTCAAACCTCGTAAGTCTTTCAGTTCGTCATAAAGGGGGTACACGTGTGCCTGCAAGCCTGACATTAGTTTTATATCTTGCATTTCAAACGGACTTAAAAGCATATTTTCTAAAAGTAAAGTAGTGTACCTGCTTTGCATAGCTTCTGTAAACAAGTCTTTTTCGGTTTCCTCTTTGGCTTTCTTGCCCTCAATATAGGCTTTGTCTTCTAACTTGTAGCTAGTATCGTCCGCTTGGCGTTTCTTTTCGATATGAAAAACAATGCTGTCAATTGAACGCCCTTTTTTGATTTTGTCATAGAACACATTAAAATGCGTATGGGCATTGATTTCTTCTAACGGTTTTTTTAATATCCAATTCTCAAAATGAGGGAAATGTTGATATTCCTTGATTGTATCCGTTATCGCTCGTAACTCTTTCACTGTGATAGAGGGGTTGCAGTATTCTTCTAATTGTCCGTTTCTGCGTCCGCCTTTAACACTGTAATGCTCGTATTGGTTATAATTCATAGATAACCAACGATACAAAATAATGCTGTATTTGCTGTTTAATTCCACAAGGTCAGACAAAGCGTATTGCGTAAAATTATTCTTCAACTCAATCAAATAAGGCATGATTTCAGGACTAAAACGAATCAACACTTCATCGTTATAATCTGTCCATTCCACGTAAGGGATAGGCACAATGCTTTTAAATTTGAAGCCTTTCCCTGCTTCTTCCTTAATTTCAAAAAAAGCTTCTTTTTGCATAACTTTTATGGCTTCTTTAAAGCGACTATGTTTATTGCTGTCGTCTACTTTAAAGAAGGCAAAGAGTTCTGCTTTTGAGAGGTAAACTGTATGATTTTTGGGCAGTTTTTCCGTATCAATACAGGAAACAGCCAACTCAAAAATTTTTAAAGGCGTTTTATCCATTTTTGCTACGGACGTTATCAAGTCGTTATGTTCAACAATTTTTCGTTTCTCAATTTCTTTCAAAGAACACACTGTCCTTTCATTGCTGTTACGCTCGTTTTTTGTTATAATTTTCATGAGAACTACTCCTTTTATGGGTGGTTTGGCTAAGCATGAAGAAATTCCGTGCAAAGAATTTTTCTTCATGCTTTTATTATATCAAAATACAGTCAGTTAATCAATGTGTTTTTGACTGTATACATAGTTTTTTCTGACTGTATACATAGTTTTTTCTGACTGTATACATAGTTTTTTCTGACTATTTAATTTCTATGAATGGCGTTAACACTAACTTTTTTACCACGCAAAAGAACAAAAGATTAAAATATATATGATAAATATATAATAGGCTTCGCCTTTTTTTATTTTTTTCAAAAATTAAAAATCAAGGTCAAAAGAAAAAGTCAAAACCATTGAATTGGTGTTCTGATTTTTAACTCCCTGTTTGCTCTTGTCGCTCCGCTTGTACACGTTACTTTTTGATGTGATACATTCTGCCACTAAGAAAAACTCCCTCACGATCGTGACTACTTTGTTTAGATGAAAAGCTTTAAATAGTCCTAGAAACTCATATTTTGTATTCTAAGACATTTTAAACGTGAGTTGGTAATAAATATCATAGTTAAAAGAAAAAGCCCTTCTGAGGGCTAATATCAGCTTATTCTGTTCTGCCTTCTCTTATCACGTTATATTTTTGACGATAACGTCGAAAAGTCGTTCGATTAATTCCAGTTTTACGCTCGATTTCTTTTTCTGTTAATCCTTGTTGGTATAAGTCAAAGGCATGTTGCAATCCCTCATCTTTAAAAGAATATTTCTTTTTTCGTCCTTTAAATCGTCCGCGTTGTTTGGCAATGGCAATACCTTGGGCTTGCCGTTCTCTAATCCGTTTTCGTTCACTTTCTGCTTGGTATTTGTACAATTCAATCATTAAGTTATTGATTAAACGCCTTAAATTATCGTCTTCAATCCCTGTCATGGATGGCAAGTTTAAGACTTCAAGCGTTGCGCCTTTTTGTTGAATTTGGTTCATCAGTTCGGTTAATTCTTTGTTATTTCGTCCTAAGCGGTCTAATTCTGTCACCACGACAATATCACCCTCACGTAAATAAGTCAGCATGTCTTGTAATTGAGGACGTTCAGTAGATTGTCCGCTTGCCTTATCTGAAAACACCTTAGAAACGTCCTGTAAGGCTTCTAACTGGCGGTCTAGGTTCTGTTCTTTGCTTGAAACACGAGCATAACCTATTTTTGCCAT